GTAGGCAATATTGGCCAGCATCGTCGCCGTGGCGCCGTTGGGATTGGCAACCGTGAGCGAAGCCGCCGCCATGCCGTTCAGGTCGTCGAACATCTCAGCGAGGATGCCGATGATTTGCCCGTCCGGGCTGCGCGGGTCGAGGTCGACGTCAGCGCCACCAGCGGAGGCCCAAACGGATTCGAGAGCCGAAATGATAGCGGTCATCGGGATACGCGTGAAGCCCGCCGTGGTCAGCTGAGCGTTGAAAATTCCCATCAAATCACGCCTTCGGTAATGGTGAACGTGTTCCCGCTGTCCAAGATGCCCGTGATTCTACACGTCCCAGCGCGGGTACTGTGATTGAAATCGAGAGCGAAGGCGGTCAGCGACTTGACCCCATCGACGCGCAGAATGGCCGCCTTGATGGTCACCTCGGCATACGACAGGTCGGCCGGGAAGCGTCCGAGGATGGGCAGCACGCCGGTGTTGGCGTTGCGAATCCAGGGAACACCTCGGGTCGTGTCGAGAAACCACTCTCCCAGGATGAGCCGCAGCTCACACTTGACCGTCTGAACAATGGCATCGTCACCCGTGAGGTAGTCGGCCACGCCATGGCCGATGAGGATGTCGTCGTTCACGAGCTTGCGACAGATGAGTCCCATTTATGTTGCTCCTGCGTGGACGCGTTGGCAGACGCCGGGGCCTCCGAATGAGCCATGAGTGGCGCCCAGGACCGGGCAAAGCGTGGCGCCGGTGAGCACGCCGGTGACCATCGCGATAGCCGCCGACGAGCCTCCGGGAACGTTCAGCGTGATCTTTCCCGTGGTCGAGGATACTTCGATGTTGCCGTCGGCCGCCGATGCCTTGATGTTCCCGTCGTTGTCGATGCTCATCACCGACTTGCCATCGAGCGACCGCAGCTCAACCGCGCTGGTGTTGAAGTTCTGCACCACGTTCGGCAGGCTCGACACCCCGACCTGGGCGCATGCATCCGAGAGATCGTGCGTACGGAACTCCGACGGCTCGCTTACCTTTCCGGTGCTGTGCCAGTTGTCGATCGCGCGCTCCGAGAAATGGAGGATGCACTCGTCGCCCTGTTTCACGGGGAACGTCAGAACAAAGCCTCCGCCCCGCGGGAACACCACCGGGACGTCGAACAGTTGCGGCAGCGCCTTGAAACCCTGCCCGCGGAAGAACCGCTGCACCACGGGACGCACCACCGCCGTCTGCTTGGTGGCGTCGAAGCTTTCCACGATGCCGGGCATGCTGGTGTGGATGTCCACGCGGCTGGCTTGCACGTGCGCGCGCACAGCCGCGCCTGGATCGCCGCTAGCGGCGTCCTCGAACTGCTTTCGGGAGAGTAGGTCCATCGTCAAGGAAGGATATCCGAATCTGGCGTGCTCGACTGTGGCAGCCCCTTGATGGAAGGAATGGGAGAGTCGAGCGCTACGCACTTCACCTCTGAATCCCAGTCAGGGCCGCGGGTATCACCCGTGATGTGGACGGCGTATACCTTATAAATTCCGTCAGGGTCCGTCCGCACCGGGCGGTTTGGTCCATGCAGCTTGCGCTTCTGGCCCGTGAGCTGCGCCTTGAGGTGCTTCATCTTCACTTCATTATTGAGCAACCAGAGCTTCGAACCGGGAACGATGCGCGGATCAAACATCAGCTTCATGCCGATGCCCTTGTCGTTTACTTCGGGCGCGCTCTTGAGGCCCGTCTCCGACGATACCGCGATCGCCTTATTGGGCAGCGTAGAGTCGACCGGCACCATGATGAGGATCCCGTCCTGAATCGACCACTGGGCGTCGTTGTTGTCGGCGATGCGGTCGAGGATGTCGCGCGCGCTGCCCGAGAAAGCCCGGCCGCGTGAGTGCTTCTTGAACAGGTTCTTGCCGGCGACGTGCCCGAGCGTGGTGGCCCGCATCGACGTCATCAGCTGCTTAATGGCGTCTGCGTCAGAATGCCCGGCCGACAGCGTGAAATTGATCAGAGCACCGTGGAAGTCCTTATCGCCGTCGCCGCAATTGAGCTCGATGACCCTGTCGTTCCCATCGCGGAAGGCGTTCGCGTACTTGATGTTGCCGCGGAAGAACAGACGCGAGCTTCCCTGATAGCCGCCCTTCAAGATCACGTCATTGAACTCGCCCATGACCATGTTCTCGTGGGTCTGGTTCAGGTTGTAGACCTTGATCGTCGAGACGTTGGGGGTTCGGTACACTGTTTTTGTAATTTCGAAGACAATCCGAATACCCGCCGTGGAACCCGCTTTGCGCGCCTCTGGCGTTAACGAAGAGTCAATGAGCAGCCCGCTCGACGGCGAAACATTCCCGTCTCCGTCTTTGCCCACGAGCAACTGGCACGTCCGCAGCCACTTGGGCGATTGCGTGCCAGTCCAGACCGTCACGGAAGCGCCTCGCCAGGCGCCAGATAGAGCACCAGCACGCGCACGCCGAGATCTTCGGGGCCAGCGTCAACAGACTGGGGGCGATGTCCGGCGGCTTCCTTCTGAGCCGCGGCCGTGAGGTCCACCGCGTACAGCGAGCCGATGCCCAACCCATAGGGTGCCAGCATGTCGCAGCCGATGAGGATGGGCACGCCGGTGACGAGCGGGGCGCCGGTCTTGGCCAGCGAGAGATCGAAAGTCCACACGCTTGCGCGCTCGTTGTAGAGCGTGTCGAATTGGTAGTCGGCGCCGTTCAGCGACGTGGTGAAGGTGGCGTTCGGGTCGGAGGTGAAGGGAATGGTTTGCACTTACTTCCCCACCCCAGCCATGCCTGAAAGCGTCGACTTCAAGGCCTTCTTTTTGTCCTCAAGTGACTCGGGCGATTCCTCTTTCCCCTTGTCGACCTTAGGAGCCGCCGCCCGCTTTGCCTTCTTCGGCCCACGCGGCGGGTACAGCACTGATGCCGTGGTGGCAAACTGCACTTGGCGCAGCTTCAGCTTCGCGCGCAGCACGCCCGCCGAGTCCTTGGTTTGCTCGGCATCGCCCGATTCGATCATCATGTTGGTGTAGAGCTTGAGCCCAGTCACGAGGTCGAATACCGCGAATGACTTGGCCTTGTCGTTCAAGAGCTTCCAGGCGTTCACGGAGCGGCGGACGTTGCCTTCGCCAGCGTCGGTCCACGTGGTAGCGAGCTTGTAGGATGGCGTCCCGGCGTCGTCGCGCAGCAGGGGAGTGTCCGAGACCGCGACTTCCATCTCAAGCGTGTCAGGTTTCGCGTACGCGTGATCGGCGAGGCTGACGCCAGTCTCGACCGGGTTGTCGGTGATGGCGATCTCGAAATGGTGCGACTCGCGAATGGTCGCGTCGAACGTGTACACTTCGGGCAGTCCGGTTATCTCATCGGTGCCGAAGTTCCACTTGCGTTCGAGAATCGCGACCTGCCCCATCACCGAACCCCCGTCTGTTCGGTGCGGGTCTGGTCGCGTGCTGCCTTCTTTACGCGGTCCCACGTCTCGGCGCCGTTGGCGGCTTCATGCACGTGGACCTCTCCGATCTTGATGCTGTTGTCGACTCGCTGCTGGTTGTTCGTGACAGCGCGGGCGGCTCCGGTTCCTGCTCCCCAAGTGAGCATATTCCCGCCACCTCCGGCCAACGCTCCGAGCCCTTTGTTCGTGCGATTGTTGAACGCCGAGTTTTGCTGATTGAACCAATCTTCATCCATGCCAGCATAGGCCGCGCGAGTCTTTCCCGTTCCCGTCGGCGCGCCGATCTCTGGCACCTTCATCCCGAGTATTCCGGCGGCCATTCGCAACGGGCCGAGAACCCATCCGCCGATCTTCTCAAGCTTGTCGATCCACCAATCGAAGGCTTTGCCGAGCCAAGAGACCACGGGGTCCCATGCTTCCTTGATGAGACCCGCCGCGAACTTGATCGCATCGAGTGGCAACAGCACCGAAGCGATTGGCTCTAAGAACCCGTCCCAAATTTCGCCGAACCACTGCGCTACGGGCCCCCAATTGTCGTAGAGGTCTTTGGCGGCAATAACAAGCCCACCAATGCCGACGACGAGTAGACCAAGCGGACCGCTCCCCGTGGCGAGAGCGACCATCGCCCCACTAAGCAGCGCCAGCGCTCCTTGTGCAACCTGGACGGCATAGGGGAACTTCGTCAGCAGCCAGCCGGTAACGCTCGTCCCGCCCCGGTAGAAGACCCAGAGGTCTTCGGCCACGAGAACAAGTGCGGCGATGAGGCCGCCGGCCAAGATGCCCTTGAGTGCAGCGAAGCCACCCTGTAAAAGCTCCGTCGCGCCGTTCGCCGCAGCCAATCCCTTGGCCACCGCCATGAGCTTCACTCCCCAGTCGAGGAACATCGCCCCGTACTTGTGCGCGTAGATGACCGCGAACACTGCCGCGATCTTGCCGGCGTTCTCCCAGAGCAGCTTGGCCACCTTGACGACGCTCTCGATGTAACCTTGGATTCTCGCAATGTTCTTGCTGTCCGAGACCCAGGCCGTGAATTTCTTCAGCAGCTCATTGACGGTCGGGAGCAAACCGATCGCCAACCTCTGCTTGAGTCGGAGAAATGCACCCTCGGCCTTGCTGAATAGCTTCTCACTTTCGTGGGCGCGCTCGTAGTCGCTATCCTTGAACGCGCCTGCCTTCATCGCCTCGTCGCGAAGACGCGCGAAGTTCGCGCTGCCTTCTTTGAGTAGTGGGATTAGCTTCTGGTCGATGCCGAGTGCGTTCGCCATGGCCAGACGCTTGCCCGTGCTGGTACCTTCCATTTTGTCGGCGACTTCGCCGAGCATCTGATCGAAGGTCTTGATCTGGCCGTGGGCGTCTTTCGCCTTGAGTCCGAATCGCGACAACATCTTCTCGGCCCGCGGGAAACCGGAGGCCGCCTGCCCAAGCGTCGCGTTCAAGCTCGCGATCGTTCCTTCCATGCCTTCAAGAGATGAGCCGTTCTCGGTGGCCACGCGCCCGAGCGCCGCCACGTCGGTGGCCGCCAAATCCACGCGCTCGCTGAATTCCTGAATGTCCGCCATGCCGGTGATAGCGCTTTTGACGAACTCGCCGACTTTCTTCAGTCCCTCGAATCCAAGGTAAGCCTCGCCGAGATGCTTGAGGCCCTCCATCTTCTGCTTGATGCCCTCGACGTTCTTGGCATACCCCTCCAGAGCCTTGGCGTCCGTGCGGAAACCAAGGCGGACAAAAAGTTCGTCCAGAACGGTTGCCATCTATTCCTTCCGTTTCGACTTCTCAAGCGCATCCCATCGGCGCCGATACTCGTCTTCCATGTCTAACGCCTCGTGCATATCCGCGAGATCACACAGTGAGTACGTGCCCGGACCCGCTTCGGTGAGCTGCCAGAGTTGGCAGAGGGGCGGGGTGCGCATGATGGGCCTCCAAATGTACCAGTTCACGTTGTCAGACGTGACCGGCTCTATGCTGTCTTCTTCGTCGCTTCCTTGGCGTTGGATTTTTTGCGTAGCTCGTCGACTAAAGGGCCGAGGTTGTGCTCAACGGCGGCGATGAACGCCAGCCACATGTCGAGGGGGCGGTCGGCGAAGTCAGAATTGAGATCGTCGAACTTCTTGCCGTCGATGTGCGTGTAGTCCGTGAACACCAGGTTCATGAGGCGGGTCAGCTCGGCGAGCGTGAGGTTCTTGGCGATGTTAGCCACAACCTCGGTGATACCACCGGCAAGCGCTGCCCCGATGTCGCCCTTGGCGGCAGCAATGAGCGGCGCGATCTCGACCTTGCCCACCACTTTGAGAAGCGACAGTTGGAGGTCGAGCCCTTGCGTGGCCGCGCATCGGTGGATTTCGAAGGTGCGCCCGCCGATGAGCTTGGTCGTTTTGCTAGCCATGGATTAGCCCAGCGCCTCCGCGGTTGACGTGGGCAGACCGGCGAAGGGTGGATCGCCGAGAATGAAGCTGATCCTTTCGAACCTGAACACCCACTCGACCGTCCCCGCCTTTGCGCCACGAACGTAGTCGGGGTGCTTCTTGACGTATCCGACCGTGGTGCCGACGCTATCCGCTCGATAGACGTCAGCCTGCTCGACCGTGACCGGGACGAAGCCTTCCATGAAGTCCTGCCCCGAGGTGATCTTGTTCAGGTAGCTGTTTGTCGGCGACGTCTGTTGCAGCTTGATCGTGATTTGGCCCGACTTATCGGCCGAAAGACTGACCACCATGTTGCCGTCGACGCCGACTTCGTCGCTCGCATTGTCCGTCGATCGTTCAGCCTTGAATACATCGTCGCCGGGCGCGAAGTTGGTGACCGGAACGTTGTTAACCGTTGTGAGAGTCTTGCGCCAATCGTACATTTTCATGGGGTCAGCTCCTTAGCGTTGGAAGACAATGGTGGGCGCGAGGTACTGGAGAGCACCGGCCCCGACAATGGCCGTCGTGATGGCCGGCGCCTTGCGGGCGTTCCTGTCGGCCGTGGTCAGGCTCGTGATCGGCTGGGCGTACGAGTAGTAGCCAGGCGCCACGAAGTCGCCCTGGTCGAGCTCGCCGAAGCCGGGGAAGCCCCACACGCCGGGAGCCGCAAGCCCGTTGCGCACGGCTTTGTTGAGCGTCTTCTTGGGTGCGTTGACGAGAAGCTGGGAGCCCTTGTCGGTGGCTGGCACGCGCTGGCTCGTGAGTAGGTTGATGTAATCGACCTGCATGTTCGCCACCAGCCAGTCGAGCGCCAAGCCCTCGTCAACGAACCGGCCATTGACGCCCGTGCCGCCGAACGCCTGCCCACGCTGGAGCATGAGCGCCGAGCCGAAGGTCGCGTAGACGTTGCCGTTGAGCCCCGGAGTGGCCCCGTCGGTGGTTCCGCAAATCGCGTTGAACTGCGTCTGCGTGACGGCCGCGCCCGAGACGCCAGTCAGGACCGCCATCAGCGACGTCTTGAGGCTGTTCGGCTGGTCGTACTGGGTCGTCATGTAAAAGGCCATGACCGCGGCGTGAATAGTCGCGTGCGCGTCGCTGGCGGCGTCGGAGTAGATGCCCATGCTGCGCGAGTAGTTCGCCGCATTGGCCGTGTGGAGCATGCTCGTGGTATCAGGCGGCGAGATACAGGCGGCCTCTTGCGTGCAGAAAAAGAACCGTCGTCCGTTGGCCTCGACCCAAGCCGCGACCAGCATCTGGTCAGCAGCAGCGACATCCGAGACGCAGGCCACGCCGTAGAAGGCGGGGTTGGCATCGGCGCAGGCCGCAATCGCCGCCGTGTAGGTGGCGTCAGCCGTGGCGTGCACGCCGACCATCAGGGAAGCGGGCGTTGGCGTCTGGCTGAAGTACGTCGCGGCGAACTGCTGCAGGACCGTATCGCTGCCGAATGCCGTGGTAACAGCCGCTGCCGTCGAGAAGGATTGCACCCGACCGGCGCCAGGAACGCTCGTCGCGTGCGTGAGCACGAGGCCAGAGTTGAAGCTCGGGGCCGCCTGCGGGGTCGCAGAGAGCACCAGCGTGATGGGCGCGATGTTGTTCAGGGAAAGCGTGCTCATGGTGTGACCTCAAGTGGGAAGACGTCCGGCGATGCCTGTCCCGGTGATTGGTAGCGAATCTCGGCCGCCTTGATTGACCCGTACGATTCGAGGAGGAATTGCTCACGGTTCACGATGACGAACGTCATGTCGACGCTGCCCCGGTCTTCCCAGGTAGAGCTCTGGACGAATGCGCCGACGTCGCGCGGTTCGCTGGAGTCCTCGAGGCCGAGCCCCATCTGCTCCATGAGCGCCATCATCGGAGACGAAGCCAAGATCGCGTCGAGCCGCGCCGCCTTGTCGACGGCGGACAGCCCGAATTGCGCGAGGCCCGCATCGTCGGAAGCGGGCCGGCCGTGGCGGAAGAACTGAATCGACGCCGTGAACTTGTAGACGTTCTCGATGTTCTCGGTCACTTGGGTGCTGCCCGTGGTCGGGTCGTTCTCGTAGGTGATCGATTGCGCGCCGAAGTCAGCCGTTGGGCCGGCCATGATCTTGACCGTAGCAAACTCGGCAGTCTCGTTGCCCACCGGGTAAGGCTGCCCCGCTGGCCGCACGCTTCCCGCCGGCATGCTGTACGCCGCGCCCACGAGCTTGCGCACGAGATGAGAGCACGCATCGACGAAAGACGGTGGCCTGTAGCTCATACCGTCCCGCCAAACAGACGCTGAGCCAGCGCCTTGATCATGCCGTGCTTGTCGAACGCCTGGACGTGAACGACGCGGAACTGGTTGCCGGCGTCGTCAATCAGCACGTCAGGCAAGGCCGATTCGCCATCGCCGGGGCTGAGTTCAGTGGACGCGGTGAAGAACGCTTGGATGTCCGAGAGACGCGTGCCTTCGGGTAGAAACTGCGCATCGGCCGTGGCCGCCGGCTGAATGATGCCGGGAATGCCCGTCGTGTCGTCGTAGGTCGTGGACGCCAATCCGTAATTGGCAAGCGTAGTCGTGGGCCGACGGCGCGTGAACGTGGTCCCGCCGAGGTCCTCATCGGACATGAGTTCGGAGACGTCAATGCGCATTGGACGCCCCCTCGACGACTGAAGTAATACTCTGTCTGAGCGATCCCGTGTCGATCAAGGGTCGCGACGAACCCTTGCGCGCGATGGTCGCGGGCTTGTTCGGCGCGAACGTGCCGACGACAAACTCGCGCTTCACTTCGCCGGCCGCAACCACGCCGAGCTTTTCGATCGCTTGCTCGATGGTCATCTTGCCGAGGAGAACCTTGCGAAGGCTGTCGATGTTGACCGCGTTCAGCTTGGGCGCCGCGCGCCGAATGCCGCCGCGAAGAAAAGAGCGCTCGGGGATGCCCTGCTCGGGCGAGCCAAACTCATGGACGGCCGCGATGGTGGCCATCGAAACCGACTTGTCAGTTTGGATCGAAGTCTCACCGGACGCTTTGGCGACAAAGGTGCGCTTCTTTCCACGTGAAACCTTGTGCTCGGCAGCCTCAGCCGGTACGCCAACCAGCACCGAACGATTCGCGTCGTTCATGCGCTTCATCAGCGCCTTGAGCCCTGGAAGATCTCCGCCGCTCATGCCGCAAACCCTCCCATGCCGACGAGACGTCGAAGCCGGCAGAACTCTTGCCCGTAGCTGGTCCGCATGTACGGGTCCTTCGCTTGGGCGTTGATGAGCATGGAGTCGTATGACTTAGAAACAGGTCCAACCGCCTTGGACGCAGTATCACCCGCGTCCGCGCGATTGGCGGGTTGGGTAGCGCGCAGATTCGACATCACGATCCTGTGCGCTATCCAATTGCCAAGACCTTCCGAGTACCAAGCCCCCCACCGACAGACGTCGAAGAAGGGCGCAGCCTTGACCAGCCACTTGGCAATGGTCTCCTCTGTCTCTGCCGCGAATGCGACAAAGTCAGGGTCGGCTAGGAACTCGGAAGGCGTCATTGTGGTGCCGTTGCTTGCTCTACGCTTCGTCGGCGTACAGCCAGGTGTACGGGTAGCGCACGTTCAGGCCGGCGTAGCGGTAGGTACCCGGCACGAAGATGTCGAGCCCTTCGGGCTGGGGAGCCAGGAACCGCAGGGGCATGGGGATGTGCATGATCATTCGGCGGGACTCGTTACGGTAGAACAGCATGCGGCTGGCCGGCGTGGTCCCGTTCGAGTGGCTGAAGCCCTTGCCCGAGAACTGGTAGACCGGCTCGATGCTGATCGACTCTTTCTTGGTCGTGGTGAGGATGTTGCCTTCCTCGATCAGGCTGAGCAGCGTCTTGGTCCCCAGCGAGTTGTACGTGGTCGCCAGCACCGAGTAGATGGCAGGATCCATCGCGACGGTGTTCGGGAGCACGACGTACTGGCTGTTCTGCCAAGCCGTGAGCAGGCACAGGTTGAAGTCGGCGAGGATCTTCTGGAAGTTCCCCAGTGCCGCCTGCGCAGCCCATCCGCCGGTAAAGCCCGACGTCGACTGATTGATGAGCGTGATTTGCCCGGCGCCCGTTCCGGTCGTCTGGTTGACCATGCCCAGGTAGCTCGCGCCACCCGCGACGCCAGCGATTTCGCCGACCATCGCGACGTCGTTCAAGTGGCGCTCTGCCATCTCGACGGCCGTCTGCATACGAGCGATCGGGAGCGGACGAAGAAACTTCGCCGACTCGATCAGCTCTTGCTGGTTGTAGCGGTAGCCGGCGCCACCGTTGACGACCTGAATCTCTACCTGGCCTGCCGACACGTCAGCCGTGGGGACGTCCTTCGAGCTCGCGGAAACCCGCTTGCCCTGGCCGACCTTGTCGTAGACCTGGTAACGAACGCTGGCCGCTTCCGGGCCGGCTTCGCTGGTCACGGGCACGAGCGAACGGAACTGCATCTCCGTGTACTCGCGCTCGTAGACAGTCGCCTCGGTGTAGGCGAGCTGACTCACCACGAAGGCCATCGTCTCGGGCGAGTCGACGACTTCCTGGTGACCGTTGTTGTGCATGAGCTTGGCGATGCCCTCGCGCAAGAGGCCCATTCGGGACTCTTCGACCATTGTGGTCGTGGGTGCGCAGGACTCGCAATCGATGACATTGACTTTGCGTAGCATGTTGATTCTTTCTCCTGTTTCCTGTGCGCCCGTTATTACGAGGTCGTGCGCGGGTTGCTGGTCCCGGTCAGCCGCACCTTTGCGATGGTGCCGGCTGCGATGGTGGTCTGACCGAGGTTGGCGACCCATTGGGCGCCTGGGATGACGAGACGGTCAGCGCTGGCCGCACCGGTGGTGACGCCGCCGAGCTTTCCGCCCTGCGAGACGATCGCCATGACGGTATCGCCGTCGGTGACGGTTTCGTACGCGGTGACGTAGATGTCGCCGAGGTACATGATGCCAACGGCGAAGGTCGGCCAGTAGCCGATGTTGTTGTTTCCGTCAGGCCCGACGCTGGCGTCGCGAACCGTGATGCCAATCGGGAGATCGGCTTGCGCGGCGATGCGCTTGCACATGCCGGCGTTCGTTCCGCGGGCGACCGCGATGCCGAAGTCAAGCATGCCAGGGGTAGCGGTGCTGGTGCCGCCAGTGACGGTCTCGTTGATACGAGTCATGATCGAGCACTCTTCATCGGTGGCGATTTGGCCAGGGTAGCCCAGCGCCAGAAGCGGGCCTCCTGCGGATCCGAGCATTGTCGAGTTAGCCATGGTGATTTCCTTTGCAGAAAGATGGTTCTGGGTTGACTACGCGGACGGCCGCTTGGGGTGACAGAGGTTCCACTTGTATCGCTCGTACCCGTGAAGGTCGGAGCCGTCGCCCTTCGACACGGCGGAGTCATTGACGGTCTTGTCGTCGCCTGCGGTGAGCAGAGCGCTCGTGAAAGCGCTATCGGTCGCGCTCGTGGTGACGGTTTCGGTCTTCTTCTGGCGCTTCACAGCCAGCGCAACCGAGAACGCAGAGCCGAGACGATCGTCGCCGGCCTTGTCCAATGTCTCGCCACAGAGAGCGGCATCGACTGCGAGCTTGATCGCGGCGTCGCCCTTGCAGGCAATCGCAATCGCTTCCCGGCGCAGAGTGGACGACGGCTTGCCAGCCGGCTTCACTTCGGGGGCCAGGATACCGGCCTCGACGATGATGCCAGCGTGGTCAAGAGCGACCTTCTCGGCATCAATGGCCGCCTTCTGGGCGCCTTCGAGCTCCACAACCTTGGCCTTTTCGACTGCCAGCGCGGCGTCGGTCGCCGTCTTCTGGCTGACCAGCGCGGCCTCGACGGTCGCGAGCTTGGCCACGGTTGCATCGTGGTCGATGACGAGGGCCTCAACGATCGACGCCTGCGGCTCCTCGAATTCCAGCGGCGTCTTTCCGATCTTTACTGTGCGCATGTGCTTTACCTTTCCTATTTCACTGTCGGCTACGATGCAGTCGGCGCCGCCGCGTCCCCGCGGCACCAGTGCCGTGTGGTTCGCCTTGATGTTTCTCATGTACCCGTCGACAGGTTTTCCGTCGGGGGTTTCCTTGATTGAATCGTCGAAGTCGAACGTGTAGCCGGTGGACAGACCATCGCAGCCGGCGTTCAACGCATCGATCGCCCGCTTCGCCTTGAACGTCAGTGTGGCCACCATCTGGTCGCCCACCATGCGGACACCGCTGGTATCGCCGCACGCGTTCTCTAGCCAGTTGGCCGAGGTGAGCAGCTTGCCCTTGGGGTGCGGGTACGTGAGGCTCGCGCCTTCGTAGCTCGTGGCCGCCTTGGCGACTTCATCGACCGGGCGATATAGGTTGATCTTCGTGTTGGGCGGAACGCCTGGAAGGTCAAGCTCGGACGCCAGGTAGGTCTGGATGTTCCCGCCGACTGCAATCGTGCCCGGCGCAGTGACGAAGCCAGTCTTGCCGTCAACCGTCCTCTGTGAAAGCGTCGAGAAGTCGTGAGCCGTGCAAGTCTTCATGCCGCCGCTCCGAAGCCGAATTGCG